TGTTCGGGTAGCACCAGGTCGGCTCAATGACGCGGATCGCCTTGAGGCTGTCCTTTTCGACATTGGCGTCAAGCACCAGCGGTGACATGAGATCGATGTTGCCGAAGTCCATGAAGATCTTGCTGACGCCGAAAAATTCACCGTCCTCAAAGGCCTTGCGAAAGCTCTCCTGAACGCCGAACCGCTTCAGTTCGCTCTTGATCTCCTTGATCTTCTCGGTTTTGTCCTCGTCGCTGGTGGAAATGACCTTGATCCACTTGCGGGTCATCTCCTCCGCGATGATTTCCGACGGCCGGCGAAACTCCGGTATCTGTGCCAGATCCGACAGCAGGGCATAGCCCATGAAGCCGTAGCCGTCCCACTGGTAGGATTCACCGAAGTTGGCGACGGCCTTGATCTGGCTGTCCTGCGCCATCTTGCGCGCACCGGCAGGCAGAACGCCAGGTGCCGGCTCCGGCAGCTTCAGCGAACGGATACGCCGCTCCGGCTTTGCTCCCTTGACGTAGGCCAGCACCGCTTCGAGTGCGGCGACGGTGAGCGAATTGTTCCTCGGCTTTTCAGACGCGGCCGCAGAAACGACCGGCGCCGGTTCGGCCGACCAGCTGCGGAACCATGACTTGATCGACATCAGCGGCGACGGGTGAGAGCGGCGAACTGCGCCGCGAATTCCGGAGAGATAATCATTGGAACCTCGTCCGGTTCAGCGAAGGTGAGCACCAGCGCGTCGGCGTGATCGGGGCTGGAGATGCCACGCCGGCGCAGCGCTTCCTTTTTCTCGATGACGATCTTGCCCTTTTCGTTTCGCTCCCACTTCACAAGTGAGAGTTGAAGGCAAAGCGCGTCGCTGTCCTGGTCGCCGCTCGGCAGTGCCAGCAGATCAGTCGGCGAATGTTTCTGTCCGCCGGGCTTGCCCTCGATGTAGAGCATGTGCTCGTGCGTGCGTTGCAGCGCCGTTCGGCACAGCCACCAGATCTCGGCCTTCAGATTTCCGAACATCTCCTCGGACGTTCTACCGTCTGGCCACATGCGCTCAGAAGGCGGAAGCCCGGTATTGATCGGAGCAATCTTCAATCCCGCGATCTGGTTTTTCATCAACGTCGATGACACGCCGGCGCCGACACCAGGCGCATCGAAGTTCAAACGCTTGACCGCGCTTTGCCGCGCGATCTCGAGCATCCATAGCGCGGTATCTGTCGTATCGGGTTCGCCGCGCGACTTCGGCGGATGAACCACGGACCCGGAGCGGACGATGCTGACTGATTTTGCTTTGCCGGCACCGACGTCGCCACCGAGCACAGCCGACGCCGAAACAATGATTCCAGGCTCATACCGCTGGATCCGCTTGGCACTCTCGACCCATGCGGCCGGGATGCATACACCCTCAACAGATGCGGTGTAATCGATATCGAATTCGCTGGCCCACGTCGTCGGATCGGAGAAGCTGGCCTGCTTAGCTTGCGCCCACTCCTCGGTTTTGCGCGGATCATCGCGCCAGTGCAGCCGGAAGATTTGTTCCTGTTTGAGGATCGAGTGCCGCTTGCGGGCGAATAGGTTGCCCATGCCGTTGACGGACGAAACCCAGATCACGCATTCGGTGTTTCCCGAAAGCGCCTTCTCAACTTCATCAGCGCTGGCAACGCGCGCGGCTTCGTCGAGGAAGTAGACGGTCGATCGACCGCCGCGGCCCATGTTCTCGCCGCCTTCGCCGGTGATCGTCGCGCCATTTTCAGGATTGACGACCCGCATGTAGCTGTCGTGCTGATTGCGATTGAAGCCTTCCGGCAGAAGCTCGGAAGGCAAGCGATGCAGCATTATCCGCAGCTTTTCGAAGATGCTGTCCGGGTTGCCTTTCTTGTCGACGAGATCGACGCTTCGCGATCCGAACGTTGCCTTGAAACCGGGTTGATACAGCCAGCACCACAGCGATACCGCGGCGCAGATATATGTTGCACCGACGTCGCGGCTTTTTTCGATCAAGCCTTCGGCGCTATTGCCGATCCGGCCTTTCAGCCAGGTTACCATCTCGCGCTGGCGCGGCCACAGCTTGAACTGCAGGAATGCGCCGCCGGGCTTTCCGATCAGTCGGGGGTCGTAAGTCCAGACCCAGGAATCGAACCAATGCAAAATATCGGAGGCGCATCGGGCCTTCTCGGCCTGCCAGCCGCCGTCCTGGGTTTTAGCTTCCCGCCTCGCTCGCTCCTGCCGGATTGCCACCAGCAAGTCCGCCGGCGGCGGTAAGCGCGGTAGCAATGCGTTCAAGCTGGTCGATCTGGTCATTCGTCAACTTGCTGAGGTCGATGGTCTGTACGGGCCCGCCATTCTTGCCGGTGAGCTCGACGGCGGCCTTGTCGCTCCAGCCCAGCACGTGCTTGGTCAGGTGCTCCCATGCCCGCTCGCCGACTGCGTCTTCCCGTGAGGCGAATTCGAACCCGCGACGCTTCAAGAACGAGCGGCCGGAAGCGGCGCCGTCTTCCCAAAGGGTCTTCCAGGGATCGATCTTGATCTTGCGGATCAGGGTGCGCTTCGAGAGTTTGAGCGCCGCCGCCATCTCCTCGACGGTGAACTGGTACTGGCACATCGTCTCGAAGTGCTTGAGATCGATTTCGGCGGGCAGGCGGGACATCAGACAGACGCCCAGATAACGCTGGCAATAAAGGCGACTGTCCCGCTGATGCCGATAGCATCCAACGGCACCCACGGGACGCAGAAGGTCAGAGCGACGATCATCAAACCTATTATCGCGAACGGAAGGTCAGTTTTGGCCATCAGACCACCTGAACCCGTGCAGCCTTCTTGCCATTGGGCTTGCGGGGATTGTCGACGACTTCGAAGCTGACGCGCTCGTCGGGCTCCAGCGTCAGCCGGCCGTCGTCGTTGCAGCGGCCCGGGGCTTCCAGATCGGTGCGGTGGACGAAGTATTCGGAGCCGGTGTCGGCGACGATGAAACCGAAGCCACGGTCATCGACCCACAGCTTGACTTTGCCTGATACGCGATCGCCTGACATCGAAACCCCATTGCTGAAAATGAAAGCGGCCGCTTCGGGTTAGGAAGCGACCGCAGTGATTGCGCAGCTTTTCCCCTTGCGGGTATTCCGGCCCCTTACGCCGGGCGCGGTAGGGCGCGCCGCTGCGCGCACTCGATTATTTTTCGACCAGCTCAAGCCGCCATTCGTCGAGCCAGCTTTCGGCGATGGTGCCGTTGTTCCACCAGGAAACTTGAACCTGCTTGCCACGCGGGTAAAAACAGAACCCGACGACAACGCCGACTTGATCGCCTTTGTCGATCGAGACGCGATCGCCGAAATCAAAATTGGCTGAGAAGAATGCCCGGCCCTGAACCGGGCGCGGCTCGCCATCTTTGAGCACCATCGCGATGGGCGGAGCGGGACGTGAGCCTTCGGGTGCAATGTTGCCGTATGCTAATTTATCCGTCGACATCGGCACTCCACTGACTGACTGCAGAACAAAACTAGTCTTCTGGGTTCGTTCTCACGCGCGGCCGCCGCGGCCTATTCCCGCTGATCTTCCGTAGGCCCAGCTTCCGCTGATACGCCATGACCTGGCCCGGGCCGATCCCGACGTCCGCGGCGAGGATGGCCGGATCGACGCCGGTGTTCTCGCGCAGATAGTCCGCCAGCTCGCCGGTCTGATATTCCGGCCGGAACATGCTCGTCGGTGACATGGTCGACATCCACCAATCCGAGCAGGTCTCCATCAGTCAAAAATCCAGAGGCCAATGAATGCGGCTACAGCCAGGGCCAACACGACGAAGGGCCAGATCGGTGTTCGGTGCTCGTCGCGGGACGGGAGACCGAAGTTGCGGGGCATCAGCGACCCCCGCCGACGGGCGCGGTAATGTCGCCCTCGAAGATCGGGCATATCGTGCCGACACTCGAATTTTCTAGATGGCCACAGGTCATTGCGCCGATGATGCGCCGGCATCTGGCATCGAGAACCGACGGCAGCGGTGCCATCACGTCCCGCGCTTCGTGGCATTGCGTCTCGGTGACGGGGCCGATCAGCGCCGGCTGCACCTGGAACGGCGCGAGCGCGCTCGAGGCGAGGTCGACGACGAGGTACCAAACTGCAAGGTCCATCAGGCAGGATCCGTGTCGGGCGCGACGTAGGCCGGCGCGCCGAAACTGTTGATCACCATGACCGCCATCAGGCCACAGATCGCCAAGCCGACCAGGTAGCCCGTGACCATTGGATTTTCGTCCATGACGGATCTTGTCCGCGGACGGAACTGGATGATCTGGGCGGTCATGTAGGCCTCGCGTGCGAGGGCGGTGACAATAAGCGAGCCACGGCGGCGCGCGCCGAAACGCCGTCGCGCTCCTAATTCTTAAGATGGCTCTGCAAAGGAAGTGCTTCCGTCTTGGTAGTGCTGAGCGCCGTCAAGGCGCGCGAAGCACAGCTGTCACCAAAGAGCAGAAGTTCAGAAGGAGGTTTTAGAGTTTCTGCTGGCCGGTTCTTGTCCGGTCTATCTGGGGAGCGCTCGCTTGGTGCTCGCTCCCTTGTCGGCCTTTTCTTTGGCCGCGGGCAGATTTCGCCCATCACGTATGTCCGCGCATAGAGACGCCGCGCAACTTTCGGAATGTCAAGTGACATATGGGACATTTGGCAGCTTTTACGGATGTCCCATTTTCGTAAGTATCTGGCATAAAAGAAGAATATTTATTTTAAAAAGATGTATTAGACATCACTGAGGACATCAAATAGGACATCGGTTTTATGGAACATTTCCGAAAACCGAACATCAATCGGCTCCTGATTCGGTCCTGCGGAGGGTATATTTGTTCTTCCTGTCCCATCCAGAATGCCCTCTTTTGGGCAGATCGTCTAGGGCGAACGACGACTGTTCAACCCTGCTTCTGGCGTTCGCGTTCAGTAGCAGCCAAGACCACAAGACTGCGGGTAAAAGACGTGAGGTGCTCACCGTAGCCGACGGGCTTTCTCCCCAACGACAGCTCATTTTGCCGGTAAAGCTTATAGTCGGCGTTCATCTTGCGCAGCTCCCCTCGGATACGCGCCCGCTCGACGTTCTCCATGATCTGCTCAACGGTCCTTTTGGCGTCGGCATAGACCTCGGCGGCGGTGCGGAATGAGGCACCGAGCGCGGCCGCGGCGTTGACGACCTCGTCGCGGAGCGCGGCCGGCGCGATATCAGCCCATCCTTCGGGGCACTGCGCCAGAACGAGTTCGGCGTGCTGAGCCTTGGCAAACCAGAGGGTTTCGAAGGGGATCTGGCCGGATGCCGGTCCGGGACAGACGCCTGATTTTCCGCCAGAACCGGTAAGGATCACCAAGGTGCCGGCATCGAGGGCGCCGATGTATGCTTTCACCAGATCGTCGCGTTTAGCCATGACCCGGCATACTCAAAATCGGTTAACGCTTTGCATTAGATAGGAGCCTCAACTCGCTGATAAGACTGGCGGTTATGAGACCGGCACCTTGCGCGCAATCAGCCGTCCTGTGATCACCGCCAGTGCCGCCTGCCACTGCACATTGAACTCGGCGTGATCGATGCCGCGGGCCTCGCAGCGCTTGCGGATATCGACCTTCATCACCGACCACAGGGTGCGCAGCCCGATGGCGCGCGCCAGCTCGGGCCAGTCGGAAAGGAACTCGAAGGGCCAGCGTTCAGCCTGTTCCGCCCGTGTGACCTGGGCGGCTGACGGCTGGAGACGGACCTTGTTGCGGTCGGCCAGCGTCTTTTCGAGCTCATATGTTTCGAGCTGGGCGTTCAAATCTCCTCTATCGTAATCGTATGCCGGCCATGCCTGACCGAACTCCTTCGGGCGCGTTGACGCCGGCATCATGGCGCGGACCTCGGCGGCCTCTTCGAGGCGGTTGAGAACCCAGATTTGGTTCCACTGTACAGGGACCTCCCGCTCACGGCGGGAGGGTCTAGATTGGGCCGAGCCCATGGCTCCGAGGAGGTACTGGCGCAGTGCCGGGTCGCCATCCAATTCGACCAGCGCGGCAAGCCTCGCCCGCTCGATCGGGGACATATGGGACATGTCAGGCATAGCGATGTTGTCCCTTATGCCCTGTCTATTTTTTCCTTTATTTCCAATCATTTAATCTCGCCATGGGACATAGAGGACATATGGGACATTTTAGACATCCGGAAATTCGGGCTGGGCGATGTCGGTATGAGGGTCCTCATTGGCGGCCTTTCCGCTGAGCCATACCCATGGATTGGATCGCCCGATCAGCCCCAGGTTCTGGAACTGGCCGCTGGCGTCCCGCAGGCGCTTGTTGACGGTGTTGTCGGTGGCCTCAGGATCCGGGCTTTTCTCGAGGTAGATCCGTTTCCAGAACTGGGCATTGACCACCCGGGAGATCGACCGCGGTAGGTGGAGGAGTGCCGGGGTCGGCTCGCCGTGCTCCTCGATCGCGGTGCGCAGCGCCTGCAGGATCACGGTGCGTTCATGGGTCAGCCTGGGCCCCTTCACGGTCGGGTTGGATGCCGGCGTAGCCCCGCCGAACTCCTCGACCACGCACGACGTCCGGTCGTTACCGAACTGGTTCTTGGTGCCGTCGGCGACGCTGCGGAGCACAAAATCGAACTCGGCGCCGGACCGGCCCTCCCGCTGTTTCACGACCTTCATGGTGCGGATATCGCGGCCGGCGTCGTCCTTGAGCTGGATTACCTCTCGGCCCTCGGTGCGGGTCTTGAAGGACACCTTGATGATGGTGTCGACGTTGTTGGTGAGCTGCTCGTTGCCGCGGTGCTTGCCGGCCGAATTGGTGTGACCGACGATGATCAGTGTGGCACCGGTTTCCTGGACCGCACGATGGAAATAGCTGCGGATCCGGGAAACCACCTCGCTGTCGATTTCCGAGGCTCCAGGCGTCGCGGCGTTATAGGTGTCGACCACGATGGCGCCGAGGGGGACACCGTTGAATTGGGTCCGGACGATGCCCTGGATCTCCTTGATCAGGAGATCGCCGTTCGGTTCATTCGGCCACAGCGGAAGGGGGTGCTGAAGCGCACCGAATGGCAGGAAGCCGTCCTGGAGCCCGTGGTGCCTGGCATAGGCCCGCATCCGGGAGTTGGCACCCTCGGCAGCCTCATAGGCGCACCAGATGACACCGAGCGGTTTGAGGATGCGGCGACCAAAGAAGGGTACGGCACGGCACAGCGCCATCATCATGCCGGTGGTCAGGAACGATTTCCCGGTCCCGGTGTCGCCCATCAGGACAACAACCTGCCGCTCCGGGATCAGATCGTCGATGATGTATTCGTACTGCTTGCCGGGCCGGTTGCGATCCGCCCACATCAGCAGGCCCATGGTGGGCTGGAACGGCGCCGGCTCCGGTTCCAGATCGAATTCGTCGTCGACGTCGCCGTCACGGTTGGCCTGGGAGCGGATCTGGGCGGCCAGGGTGCGGGCGAGATGCGCGGCGTCCGGCGCCATCGGCGCTTCGGCGATGATCACCGCGACGTAGCGGGAGAGGGTATAGCCGTCAAAAACCGGCATCAAGCCGTCACCACCGGCGGCGTCGAGAAGCTGCTGCATGCTGACCGGATGGCCCGGGACGAACGGCAGACCAGCGATCGAGGCAAAAATCTGCTTGTGAATCGGCTCGCCGAAATGGTCGACCGTGACCTCTTCCTCGATCGCGGCCATCAGTTCCGGCTGTGACGCCAGCATGCCGATCAGGGCGCGTTCCGTGGCGGAATCGGCGGGTAGTGGAAGCGGATCGTCCCGGGTGACGTTCTGTTCCAGCCATGCCTCGGCCTGACCGTTCTCGAGCTTCTTGCAGCGCCGGATGAGATCGAGGTGGGTGAGCGAGACCTCTTCCTCGAGGTCGAACAGGCGGCCGGTGACGAGAGAGAGGCTGATATCTTCCTGGTAGCGTTGTGTACCGGTCTCGGCGTCATAGGTAGTCGGCGCACCGAGCAGCTGGCGGGCTACGCGTTCGGATAATGCTCCTTCTTTCGTGCGCCTCGCCGTCATTAAATGTCCAGCGTGGCGTGGAAAAGCTCATCTGCGGCGATGATGTCAAGCAGCTGCGCGCAAAGCAGCGGCGCCGTCGTGCCACGGCGGCCAGCCTCCCTCTCGATCTTCGTCAGGGCCTCGTTCGCCAACCGCACCGATATGACACTCAGCTCCGCCGCCGGCGCCCGTCCCGGTACCTGATCCGATAACGCGACGCCGGTAATCGTGATGCCGTGCAGGCGGCAGAGATCCTGCACGAACTTCTCTTCTTGATGGTACCGCCGCGCGATCTGTTCCGCGGAGCTGCCGGCGCGGGCGGCGCGCTTGATCCAGCGCAGCAGGAGGGGGGAGTAGTTGACGGTGCGGGTCATGAGCTAAAGCAGTTCCTTCTGCTGAACCGCGGGCTGATGAACTACAGGCTTCCAGCTATCATAATCCGCGGCGATTTCATCATAGACGCGGGGATGCTGCGCCTTGAAATCGGGAAAGTACGGTGCCCTGAGGTATCGGCCGGCATCGAGCCGCAACCATCCGGCACCCGACGGCAGCCATCGACGATGATCGATATTGACGTGCTTGAAATCGCCACGGACGAGAAAGCCACGCTTTTCCAGGATGACCGCGATCTTGATGGCGCAGATTTTCCAGTGCGTCAGTTGGATCGGTGAAGGTGATCCCGCCGCGACGTCGGGGACGTAATCCGGCAATTCATGGCGCCTGGCCGGCGCCCATTCGTGCCAATGACGATAGTTGTCGCCGGCATGATCTGGCGGTTTCGGAAGGGCTGGCGAGAAAGCCGCAGACCTGTAGACGACACCACCGCCGCAGTGGTCGCGCTGCTTTTCAAGGACACGAATGATGGTGATCCCGAGATAGGTGCAGATCAGGTCGAAACCACCGGCATCTTCCTCCGGTACCAAAATGGCTCGACAATCCGGGCCGGAGCGGTCAGCGGCGAAGGCGCCATACTCCTCAAGCGCCTGCGAGATCACATGCGCATTTATTCTGAGCTTCGCCTCGATACCGACTTGGAAGCCGTCGGCTTTACGGACAAGCAAAATATCCCATCCTGCGGTTTCCGCATACGGCGTCCAGTCGGCGCCGACAGCCGCGATGAACCTTGCGCAGAGCTCGGCCTCGGTGGCGAATGGTTTTGTTCGCTTCATACCACCGCCGCCCTCGCAAAATCCGTCCATCGCCGCGTCGCTTTACGCGCCAGCAAGGCCCGCACCTGCGGCTCGACCACGGACATTTTCTTGAACAGCTCTATCGCCTGGTGGACGAGCTCGGCATCGCGTTCCAGTCCGTCGATGACCAGCGAGAGCCCCATCTTCGAAAGCCCGACGCGTGCCGCGATGATCTTGGTTTGCGCCAGATCGAGCTGCAGCTTGCCTGAGGCGAGTGTCAGCGCGACGGCAATGTCGGCGAAGGTGGCGGGAGGTTCACGCACGTTTCTTTCCCCCTTGGTCGAACAGTGCAAAATTTGAAATCGAGGCCGAACGGCTGCCGAAGTTGGCGCAGGCCCAGTCATGGATGCAGCAAGCATCAGCGCGATTGTCTTCGCGGCAATCTTTCGGGATCAAGCCGAGAAGCTGGCAACGCGCGACCACCGCCGCCTTCGTCTCATCGCGAGACCCCATGTGAGCGCGACCCAGAAAATGTTTTCTCGCCGTCGAGTCCGCTACATCGTCCCAAGCAATGCCGTACTGAACGCAGACCAATTCAACGATCCCGTGATACGCAGCATGTGCACGGACGGTTTTCTCGGCATTTCCAATCGTCGCGAAGGCCTGCAGCGATAGCATCTTTTCCTTGATCACCAGCTCGTGCCGGCGCGCCTCAAACTCCTCGCGCAGAAACCAATCCAGATTGGCATACGCAACATCGATTGTTTCGGACGGCTTCTTGAGCCGCACCGTTCCAGATACAGGCACGTCACCAGGCCGGCCCCGGGCGAAACCCGAAGTCACGCCGAGATCGAGACAGAAGATTGACCCGGTAACGTGCCCCATCTATTTAATGAACCTCGAACGTCGGCCGCGATGATCCGATCGAGGAAGCCTTTTTGAGATCGCTGGAGACGTCGGGATCGAGCCTCGAAAACCCCTTTGTTGCAAGGGTTTTCTGACCAGACGCAAACCCAGCGACGTGCGATCTGTGCGCCTCGGTGGTGTGATGGTGAGGATTGTCGATCGGCTCGCCGGCGAGGCCCTGGCGCTTGCCTTCGTTGAAGGCGCGTTCTGTGATCGGGGTGCGATCGGCATCGGCGAACAATGCGCCTTGGGAGCCGATCGGGCAGCCCATCCATCGGAGCACCCGCACCTTGCGTTCCATCTCCGCCTTCATCGTCGCTTCGCCTTCCGGCGTATCGAGGGAGATCAAGTCCTTGATGTCCTGAAGGCCCGTGGCCCCGAGGTTTGACTTGATGATCTTGCCGTAGTCGATCAGCGCCTTGTTGGCCTTGTTCTTGGCCTCAAGCACCAGCTCGTATTTCTGGCGGTGAGTTTCGGTAAGACTGTACAACTGATCATCGCTCATGCTTTCGATCGTCGTCTTCGGCGCCGGTGATGCCGCCTTGTCTTTCTTCTTTGCCATGGAGGACTCCTTCTGGTTGAGAACAGGATTTGAGATCAGGATTTGAGATCAGCGCCCAGCAACGCCCATTTATCTTGCCGAACTCGCGCTTGCGGCGCGGCATAAGCGATCCGCGAATGACGCGAGCAATATGGACTGTCGACGAGCGCGTGGCCGCCACAGAACTCGAAGTCTGGGTTTCCCGGCGTTCCGCGCGGCCAACGACAGCTGTCTGCCTGCAGATCGATAAACTTCATGCCAGTCCCATCCGGTTCTTCGCCCTTGAGATTTTCCGGCAACCCCGGCTCCGTCCCGGCAATCGCGATCGCGGCGACGATGTTGTGCGACGGGTTGCGGCGCTGGGAGGGATCGTGGCCGTTGCGGAGACGGGGGGCGGCGGGCGGGGCGAGGAAGGGGCGAGCGGTCGCTGGTGCAGCGCGCGGGGCCCGGGTGCGCGCTGTGTGGCTACCGCTTCGCGCCATCTTGCCCGCGGGATGAGGAAGCTTGATTCTGTGAATTTTTCCCACCACCGCACTTCGGCCGCCGTCACGGCAATGTGCGAAGCAACCGAGATCAGCAGCGATATGCGAGCAGCTGAAGCCATTGGCCCAAAGCTCGGTCAGCCTTGCGACGCGCGTCTCGGTCCAGACTTCATTGAACATCACTGTCATTGTTTTCCCCATTTTTACGGCGTTTCTTGACTTCCGCGACGGTCTCGCCGGTCGAGAGAGAATCGGCAACATCATTGCAACGCGCCGCGCATTCAGTGAAAAACTGAGCGAACGTCAGAACGATGCCGATGAAGAATCTCTTGACCATCGGGGCTGACCCGGTGCCCGAAACCGCCTCGTGCGGCTACGACTCTTGTGATGCTTACTGATTAGTCTTCGTACATTTCGCGCTGAGCGCGCATTTCCTTGAGTCGGATGCTGCGCCGCTGTTCAACCCGCAGTGCCTTGCGGGATGCGCGCAGCTCCGCCGCCGTCATCGTGTCCAGCCACCATTCCTGCTTGCAGTCGCCCATGATGGCCGCGAGAATCTGATATCCCTGTTCCGTCTTCATCAGCGCTGCGACGTGTTCGAGCGTCATCCGCGTTTCGCCGGCGAGCCAGAATTGCACCGCGCGCTCCGAGACACCGGTCAGAAACGAGACGTGCGCGGCCGTCTTTTTCGGCCACGAGGACTTGATAACGCTGACAATTTTTCTGAAAATAACGAACCGGTCTTCGGTTCTCGTGAAGTCTGCTTCGCCGTCAGGTTTTGCGTTTTTCGCGGTCGTGATGCTGACTACGGTCATGGTGAAAACCCTCAGCTCTGCAACGAATGAAAACGAAGCCGCCAGCCGTCTCGCCGGAGCCCGCATTCTTGTGATGGAGCGATGCTTCGAGGCGCTGGTCGCGACGATGATTGAGGATGGCTCAGAGCCGGCGAATGCGGCCGCGGTGCTGTTCGAGCATCTGGCGGAGAGGTTTGCGCGGAGGGGAGGGTCATGAGGGTAGCTTCTTCAAGGCAGCTATTGCCTCCGCATAGAAGTCGTTCGGCTGTACGCAACCCTGCGTGATGCTGACAATCTTCGCCATCGTCGTTTGCCGAGGAATGCGTTCGCCGCTCAAATATCGGTCGAGGGCCATGGTGTTAACACCGATCAGGAGAGCGAAGTCTTCGCGGCTTGTTTTGTTGGATTTCAGGAAGTTGATGAGCTTCATGAGGCGGTGGCCTCAGCCGGATCGCCGTCGAAAATCTCGGCCAGATCGGGCCGGAGCATCTTGGCGGGGATGCCGGTCTCCTCGCGAATTTTCGGAAGGAGTTCCAGGCTAACCTGACGCTTTCCGTTCTCGATCTGCGAGAGGGTGGCCTTGGTGGTGCCGAGGCTCTCGGCAAGCTTTTCCAACGTGATCTTGTTGGCTTCGCGATATGTTTTTAGGGGGTGTTTTGGTTCGCTCATAGCCAGATGTTAAGCTTATCGAAACATTTCCGTCAAGCAAAGTTTTGGCTTTCGATAACGACATCGTGTTTTGCAAGGTGTAACATATTGGAATGCCTAGAAAGATTGAGTTTAGAAACCCACATCCGCGCAAACGCACGTTCTTCAAGGAATGGCGGAAGAAACACGATATGACGCAGCAGCAGCTCGCCGACGAGCTGGGCACGACGAAGACCCGCGTTTCGATGAAGGAGAACGGGAAGGAGCCTTATGACCAGGATTACCTTGAGGCTCTAGCCAACGCCGTAAAGGCAGAGGATGTTGCTTCGCTGCTGGTTCGCAACCCATTTGATCCGGAGCCTATTTGGCTGATCTGGGACCAGGCAAAACCGGCGCAGCGCAGGCAGATCATAGAGGTCGCCAAGGCGCTCCTCAAGCCAGGGTAGGCCGTGATTTACGCCGTTTTCCTTTGTGCGGTTGCCGCGGGCCAGGTTGATCCGGGGTCGTGCCAGATGCTGCAGCAGTCGGCGGACTTGCGCGAGTGCCAGGTCACGGTCGCGAATCAGACCCGAGGCGTGGATTTGACGCGCGCACCGACCCGGCTGATTTGCATGCAGCGGGCGGCAGCGGAGTGGCGACCGGCTCGCTGAGATGGACCCGAATCAGTGCTGTCAACGTGCACAAAATCGGCCGGACGGCCGCCAAACCCCAAAAAAGTGGTACCGTAACTATCTGATATATTTAAACAATAAAACGTGTCTTGACAAGGCCTGAAAACGACCCAGAAACCCTTGACACTTTTTTTTAGACTTCCCGTGGTCATGGGTCAGCGTTCCACAGCCCGAGCGGTGCAAGCGCCTCCGGCGCGCTTGAGACCTCCTCCCACTACTCCAGCGAACTCGCTGTTAGAGATTAGCTCTATCCACAGACTCGCTGTTAGAGGGAGTGGAAGCGCTCGCTTGAGGCTCGCTTCCACAAACACCGGAACCTCTGGTTAGAATCGAGCCGGACTCGTTGGGAGAGCTCGTTTCCCTTTCTGGCAGCCCCTTTCCTATCGCGAATCGATGTCGCCGATTTTTCGAGGCCGTTAACTCGAAATTCGTGGTGCGGTGCCGCATCGAGGCAAAAGTTTCGATAGGCTAAACTTTCCGCTTGACATGGAAGTTTAGATAGGCGTAACTTCCCTCCATCGCCTTGGAGGGTCCCATGCATTCCCACACCGAAACAACGATCAACGTTCAGTCCCGCGCACCTGGCGGCGAATGGCAAGTTCGCAACGCTTTCATCGACGAGAACAAGCTGGTGCGGGCCGGCTCGATGCCGAAAGCGGCCTTGCTCGATCAGGCCAACAAGACGATGCAGGCCTGGAGGTCCTACGAGGATGGCCGGCAGCTCCGGGTTTTCAATTCGGATGACACCCGGCAGCAAGAGCCGGAACCCAAACTGCGCTCGCTGGGCGCTGCCGCGGTCGAGCCAGAGCTGACCTCCAAAGCCAAGGAAGTCCTCGAATCCCTTTGCCAGCATGCAGAGGGGCCGTCCACGGGCGAGTGGCGCGATGTCTACCTCGACAACGCTCGGCCTGCTGGCATGGGCGACAAGTCGTTCCGCAGCTATCTGGCTGCGCTATCGAAGGCGGGCTTCTACCGCCCGATCGACAGCTACGCTTGGGGCGAGGTGCGTGACACGGCCTTTCAGGTGGTGCCGTGATGCATTCCACCACCTCAGACATCCACATCTTCCTCATCACGACACTTCTGGCGCTGATCGCGGCGCCCGGGGTTGCGGCGCTCTCGTTCCTCGTTTGGGGGATTTGAGATGCGCGCCGCCACAGCCGACGAAACCGCCGATCACGCTCGCGACCAGCGCAAGCACGATGGTCGGACAGTTCACATCGCTCCGGAAACCTACGACAACTTCATTCACCTGTCGGTCGCCATCGTCGGCTCCGCGACGGACATGATCGAGGAAATCGGCGGTCTCAAGATGCGGCGCCGCAGAAGCGACTACGATCATCACCCGGGCGACATGCTGGACCTCCGAAAGGCCCTCTCGAAAGCGGTTAGGGCCCTCGAAGCCTACGACGCGATGGTCGCCGCCGGGCGTAAGACGAGCACCAGCGACGAATTTCGAGCCGCCGAAAAAGCGGTGTCCCAATGACCCGCTTAGAATTCCGCAACCGCCTCTGCATCCTCCGCTCGATCGACCGGCACGAGCTCGTCGAGGCTGGCGTCATCGGCGCCAACGACTTCACGATGTGGTGCCTGTTCGCGACCGATCCTTACCGATGGTTCGTACTGCGCGACGACGAGACCGCCGAGAAACTCTGGCGGCTGGTTGAGAGCCGCGCGTATCCGGCGCTCAAAGCGGCGAGGGCGATGTGATGGCCGACCTCATCGCCTTCGCCATCTTGCATCCGTTCTACGCCGGCCTCGCCATCGGCGCCACCGGCTTCGGCGGACCACTTGGCATCATCGGCTGGTGCATCGGCTACGAAACCGCCATGCGGACGGTCGGCGGCTGGATGCGGTTGAAGCAGGAGGGGGTCCACGGCGACGTGCCGGATCTGCCGCCTGTCCGAGATCGTAGGCTGAGTTCCGTCGCACATCGGGAGTGGCTGTCATGAGAGCATATTGCTACGCCTCAGGCCTGATCGAGTTCGGCCGCGCGATGCCTGATGGCGCACTGCCAGTTGCGCGTGGCCCAGCGAAGGTGTTGCGCGATTTTATCGAAGTACGCGCTCGCCACGGATACCGCACCGAGATTGTGAACGGTCGACCGACCAAAATACCCGGTACTGAAACTCTGCTTGTCCCTGGCGTTCCAGAAGCGCCGGATCAAATGGCGGCCGTCGATGCGTTGACTGCCTTTCGCAAATGGATCGGTTTGACGGCTCCGAAAGGCGTGGTGGTGTGATGATCTGGATCGCCGCCATCGCCGCATGGTTAGCCTTCAACGCCATCGTTGCCGCCGCGCTCTACTTCAAGCCGCTGCCGGCGCGGCGTTCCGAGGACTCCGCGACAATCATCAGCATTCATCGGCGGAGGGCGAGGTCGTGATCGAGATCACCCCAGTTGAAGTTATCGTTCTGAAAAAGCTGGTGCTGATCAATCATGCGCTTGCTGCAAAGATCGCCGAACCGGCGGCTTCCAAACAGAAGGCCCTCGTTCGAGTTCTCAACGAAATCACATTGCGCGCCGACGCTGATTGCCACAGCGCAGATTCTTCATGGGGTGACCGATGAACAACGTTGTCTCAATCCTTTCCGTCGCGCACGCTCAAGCGACCTGCGACCAGGCAACGAAACCGGTGTTCGTCGGTACCGTCTGGATCATCGATGAGAGCGAGGAAGTCATTCTCGCCGCAGCGAACATGCTGCTGGCGGCGGCCGTCCACATCAAAGACGTGAAGGTGGCCCGCGCGACGCAGAACCTGCAGGAAATGCATGCCGCGTCGGGTCGGTATCGCGGCGAGATCGAACGCGCAAAGCGAGCTATCGGGCAGGCGCAGATGATGGCGACGACACTGTCCGACGTCACCGGCAAGCATGTCAAGTTGGAGGCGGGGCGATGATCGAAAGAATCGCAATTGATCCGGTAAAGAACCGCGACGCGTGGCTGGATTATCGACGCGGCTTTGTCACCGCCTCTGATGTCCCGGCTGTATGCGGCGAGGGCCTGTTCGGCTCTGCCGCCAAGGTGTGGGCCGACAAAAAGGGCCTCACTCCGCCTCAGGAAATGAACGATGCAATGTTTCGCGGCATCATCGGCGAGCCAGCAGTGTTCCGCGCTCTCCAATGGCATTTTCCGCAATGGGAAATAAAGCCCGCCAGCGTTTTCCTTTGCGACCGTGAGAGCCGACTCGGCGCGACGCCAGACGGTGCAGCCGTGATCCCCGGCCGCGAAGGTGTCGGCATAATTCAGTGCAAGACTGTTTCGCGACCTTGGTATGAGGCGCATTGGCTCGACGACAACGATCAGGCCGTCGTTCCGCTGGCCTACGAACTGCAGACGCTCACCGAAGCGATGCTTGCCGATGCGCCCTGGGCCATGATTGCTGTCCTGATCGTCGATACGTTCAAGTGGGAGCTGAAGGTTTTCCCGGTCGAACGCAACCCCGGCGCCGAGGCCAAGATCAGACAATGCGTCCTGGATTTCTGCCGCGATTATCTCGACGCGAACGTGCAGCCGCCGATCGATCCGACGCGCGATGCTGATTTGGTGAAGCGTCTTTTCCGCCGCGACGACGGAACGATTCTCGATCTTCGAAGTGATAACGCGATGCCGATGTTCCTAGACGAGCGCGAAGCGCTCAAGGCCGAGATCAAGAAGAAGGAAGATCGCGTCTCCGAACTTGAGACGGAGATAAAATCAAAGATCGGCGATGCGCTTGGATTTTGTGTCCAGGGGTGGAAGGCCACATGGCCGGTCATCACCGTCAATCACAAGCCAAAAGAGGCGTCTGTTTCTCAGCATCGTCGCCTAGCAGTTAAGAGGATTTGAGCCATGAACGTAGCTGCAAAGACACCAGTGGCCGGCGACAACCGTCCGGCAATGATCACAACCGATCAGCTCGCCAAGGATTTTCCTCAGGTCGAGGCCTTCATTACCGAGCTGGAGAAGGCAGCCGCCGAGTCTCCGCTGGTGATCGAAGATGATCTGGATATGGAAACGGTCAATGCACTGGCCGTAAAACTTGGCTCGGCCTCGAAGCGTTGCGACGCCTTACGCGACGATACCGGCAGACCGCATCTTGAAGCCAAGCGCGTGATCGATGGTTTCTTCAAGGGCTTCATGGCGCGCGCCGACAAGGCCCAGGCAATGCTCGGTGCCCGTGCCACCGCATATCTGCGAAAGAAAGCCGCTGCGGAGCGGGCCAGGCGAGAGGCCGAGGAAGCCGTAGCCCGCGAAGCCGCCGCCAAGGCACAGCGCGAAGCGGCCGAAGCCGTGAAGGCCGGCAACGTCGAGAAGGCCGCGCTCGCCCAGGCGAAGGCCGATGAGCAAGAGACGCGCGCGGATCAAGCTGCCGATGCTGCCAACGCGAAACCGTCAGAGCTGGCGCGGACGCAGACGGCAGCGGGCAGTTCGACCCTGCAAGAAGCGTGGTCATTCGAAATCGAAGATCTCAACATCATCGATCTGAATGCATTGCGCCCGTTCATGCTACAGACCGCGATCGAACAAGCGCTCCGCGCCTTCGTCAAATCCGGGCGACGCCAGATCACTGGTGCCCGCATTTTCCCCGACACCAAAGCCCGCTTTAGGTAGCAACCGACGCGTCAACATCAAGGAGCTTTTCTATGTCCGAAGAAGCCGCAACTGCCGAAGTCGTTCACCTTCCTGCAACACGTCACTTCGTTTCGACCACCGATGTCTTCTCCGATCCCGCATCGTTCGAGCACGCCCAGCGCGTCGCCAAGGTGTTCGCCTCGTCGAACCTGGTGCCTCCGCATCTCAAGGGCCAGGTCGCGGATTGCCTGATCGCCTATCAGATCGCGCGCCGGCTCAACGAGGAGCCGCTCACGGTGTTCCAAAACATCTACGTCGTCAGCGGTCGGCCTGGTTGGAAAACCGAATACGTGATCGCGCGCGCCAACAAGGCCGGCGTATTCAAGAACCGCATCAGCTGGAAACCGTCGGGCGAGGGTGATGCTCTGGCCGTCACCGCCAGCGCCGTGCTCGCGGATTCCGGCGAGACCATCTCGGTTACCTGCGACATGAAGATGGCGCGCGCCGAGAACTGGACGAAGAACGCCAAGTATACCTCAATGCCGGAGCACATGCTGCGTTGGCGATCGGCGGCGATGCTGATTCGGCTCTATGCGCCGGAAGTCATGCTCGGCATGCCGGTGATCGAGGAGATCGAGACCATGGAGCCGGCGCCGATGCGCGACATCAGCCCGGCTATGCGCCGGTCGCTGGATGACTTCGCCAGTGGCGCTGCGTCGACCGCCAACCAGGTCGACCATGACCCTGAAACCGGCGAAGTCACCGAACAATCTAATTCCGCCGCGTCTGCCGCCACCGGAGAGAAATCTGGCGACGCGTCGGAGGCGGGGCAGGCCCACCCTTCAGCCCAGGAAACCCAGGACCCTGACAGGGCCAGCCCCGCCAGCAATTCAGCTTCGTCGCAGAAGGACGCCCATCCCGGACCGTCCGATGCGTCAGGCCAGGCCGCTCCCTCAACTGCTGCTGACCCCTCCAAGGCAGGCACGGAAAAGGGGGCGGCCACGGCCGCCGGCAAGACACCGACGAATGAGAAGGAATACGTCGAAGCCACCACGATCTGGATCGTCAACTTGACCGATGCCGATGCTGGCGAGGCTCGTTGGAAATCGGAAAAGACCATCCGCAACAAAGCCAACGTCGGCGCCGATGCCCGCGAGTCCCTGCAGGAAAAGCTGGCCGCGAAGTGCGCCGAGGTCAGGGACGCCGACAAATCCTAGAACAGGATGATCTGACTCACATTACAGGAAGGATTGCCACATGCTCGATAAGACATGGCGGCGCGGATGGATACACTCAGACAAAGGTCATCCTAGCAAATCCCGACAAGAGACGCGCCCTGATCGGCGCGATCCTCAACCGTATTTCTTCAATTCTCGATCTTCACCCGCTGCCTGAGCTTGACGAACTCCGTCAGGTGATCGCGTTGACACGCGCGGAACACGGCATCGGCAAGGTCGAGCAAGTAACGGGGTCGCCTTCAGTGCAGCAGCTTGAGGCGACGACGTAGGAAGGGCACGGCCTGGCCAGCAAAGGCTCGGAGAGGCAATGCAGGCATGGAATGGAGCGGCATCGGTCGAGCGGCGAGGAGAGGCGATGCAGGCGTGGCACGGCCTGGCAAGGTACGCCAGGGCCCGGTCAGGCGATGCAGGCAAGGCGAGGCGCGGCGTGGAAAGGTCAGGCGGGCATTGGAGTGGCAGCGCAGGCGAGGCATGGTTTGGAGCGGAGAGGTAGGTCTCGGATCGGCAACGCAGGCGTGGCGTGGAATGGCGTGGAGCGGAATGTAGAGGACGGGCAAGGCAGGCGAGGCATGGCAGAGCGAGTAGCGGCGAGGCCGGGTTCGGCTAAGCAGTGCAGGCAAGGCAAGTCTGGACAAGTAGTGGCACGGCGAGGACAGGCACAGCAGGCAAGGAATTTCGATATGACGTTACATTCGGAACGAGTTTTAGCATCGAAGTTGGTAAAAACTGAAGCGCTTCGCGACGGCAGCATTCGCCAAACGTTTTCCGTTTTACCGTGCCCCGGCCTACA